AATCATGGACGAATCCAATTCTAGAAATAAGCCTAACAAATATGAAAAATCAGATAAATATTACATACTATCAAGATCAATCTACGCCATTGACTATTCAAATTGATAATGTTCCTATTTATGAACCTTTTCGTATTGGCTTAACTGTTTCTCCTTATGCAATTGAGGGGTATTTAAATGGTCTACTTCAAAAAACACTGACCGCTTCTCTTAGAAAAACATTCTTGGCTGCAAATGAATCTAGTAAAATATTTGCAACAAGTGAAATTAAAAAAAATACAGGCCCGAGTTCAGCCGAAACTTTATCAAGTGGAATAAAAGTCTTAAATGTTAGAGCATTTGGATATATTGTTTCACCGGCTGAGATGAAGGCTCGCATGAAAGATTTAAGAAAAAAATCTCAATATAGAAATGCAGGTAGTTTAGTTTAATTACGTGTTGGATATGTAAAATATTATATAAATGTTAAAGATAAACTTTTACTTTTATATAATATAAGACAATAGTAAAATTATAAAATATGTATAGATGAATTCGGCAGATACATTTTTAAACAAGGATAGGGGAGAACAAGCCAAAATTATCACCGTATTATTTTTTCTGATAATATGCATTGTATTAATTGTATTTTATTTTAATCAGGTTTCAGGTCCTATGCAGTTATTAATGGTAGTAATAGCAATTTTCCTTTTTTCTTATCTGATTTACATTTCATTTTCCCTTTTTCTTCTACCTCCAAGACTTAATCGTATTGGACCAGATGAAATTCCATTAAATAAAAGAACATATATTGTATCTAGCGAGACTCTAAAAGAAGCCTGGAGTTCTACAGCAGGATCTACACTTATGTTTTATATAAATCCTACAATACAAGATAAAACATCACAATCAGGTAATGAATATGCAACTGCAGTGAATATAGCAGATAAACAGAAGTTTGAAATACTTATATCACCAGATGCTGGTCGTGGAATTAACATGGCTGCTGCTCAATTTAAAATTAAAACTGTAGACACAGGGACAAATAATATAGAAAGAATAGACATTCCTAATTTTCCATTACAAAGATGGACTTCTGTAGCAATTGTTAAGACTGGACGTAGATATAATATATTTTTAAATGGTAAATTATCTGTATCACATACATGTAAGCTAATGCCCGATAATGATATTACATCATCATTGAGTGTAGGTGATTCACGCCTTTCCGGTAAAATAGGCTTCATGAGTATTTCTGCAAATAGTCTAAATCCAAGTGAAATCCGTGAAATGATATATGATACTGCAGATTCAAGTGGAAAACCATATTTGCCTGTTTCAATAAATTCAATGATTAAGGATTTCATTCCATCGTTACCCCCTGGATTCTGGTGTCCGGGTGGAAATTGCAATACAGGGGTTCCCAGCCCATTAGACCAATGGAGGTCTAACTATCCTTCTTAGGCAAATCTTTTATGATTCTGTCCGAAATTTTTAAGCGGTATAAAGTATTTTTAATATTAGAATGGAATTGACTACACTGATTAAGGCAATTTTAATAGTAGTTGTTTTAATATATTTATTATTTTATTTATGGGCGTGGATGAATACTGAAGATTCAGTTCAAGATATGATTTTATATAAAGGAGTCAAGGATAGTGGTATTAAGGCCGATGATAATACGTGGAATGCCAGTAATACTGGTGTTAAAGTTGCCAAAATTTATGGAGGTGGAGAATACTCAGTGAGCACATGGATTTATGTGCGAGGATGGACGAGTTCAAGAAATAAACCATTTCTTGAATTAACTAATGGTACAAGTAAGTCTACCTTATTTTTGTATCTAGGAAGATATACGCCTAAATTAGGCGTGCGAGTAAATACACAAGCAAGTCAGGCTGTAGAATTATCAAAAATAAATGATGGAATAACTGGATATACTGATAATGATGCTGATATTAGCATGGGAGCGTGCGACATTGAATCAGTCGATTTACAAAGATGGGTTCATATAACAATTGTTATGTCAGGTAAAACAGTGGATGTATACATTGATGGTAAACTTTCTCGCAGTGTGATCTTGCAATCAACATTTTATGCAGATGAAAATAATAGTTCTGGTATAAAACTCGGTCACAGAGGAGGTACTACTACCGATCCCACTTTAGGTTTCAATGGATTCATTGGATCAACGCGAACTGCAAATATTGCGTATACTCCGGATAAGGTTTATAATATTTACAAGAATGGACCTTACCCCGGATTTTCATTAGATAGTTTTGATATAACTCAATATACCCTACAAGTTCTAAATGGCGGTTCAGTAATTTTCACAACATCATAAATATCTATGAATAATTATAATTTCATGTAACTATCTTTATATGAAATTATAGAGCAACAGAATTTTAATCTTTACGATATCTGATATATAAGAATCCATAATCCGGCAACTAGGATATCGCTTATAATATATTATTTTTGATTTTACTAATAATTTTATGTATCTTTTACAAGTGATAGATAGATAGTATGGCAGATTCAACTGGAGAAATTTCATTAACTGGATCAAATGTAATTTCACAAGTATTGTTTGGTGTTGTTATTGTTATTGTAGTGTATCTTACTTTAGCGACATGCGAATTCTTTTATAATTCATTTAAACGAATGTTCAAGGATCGGGTTGAATTGTTTCCAAATACATATGTATCCGGTGCAAGAATGTATACAGCGATACAAGATCCAGAAATCCCTGAATCTAAAACAATCTATGTGTCTGATAATCAACGATCCGGCATTGAATTCAGTTATGCACTCTTTTTATATGTAAGAAGTGATACTTTTAATAATAATGATAATTCTTCAACATACTATCATATTTTACACAAAGGCTATGCAAGGCCATATCCTTTACTTGGACCTGGTATATTCTGTAATGCAAATGAGAATACATTAAGAATTTATATGAATTGCTTTGATACATGGAATAATTTTACTGATATAAAGAATATTCCAGTTGATAAATGGTTTCACCTTACTGTATCATGTAAGGGGAATACATTTTTAGTATATATAAATGGGAATTTGAAAATGAAAGCTAAATATAAAAACAATACTCCCCCATACCAAAATTTCGGAAATGTGTATGCATTTAGTGGACGTAAAGTAGTAATAAATAAAGCTATTACCTGCAGTTTAGATCCAAATGATCCAGGATGTAGTGGTGGAACTCTATCGGGGGTAGGGACGGCACCAGGGGCAGGGGCGACATCAGGGACAGGGGCGACATGTGCTACTACTTCATCAGGAAGCTCAAGTAATACTACACTGGGTCCATCAATTAAGGGTATGATTAGCAAGGTCTATTACTTCAGTTATGCATTAACATATACTGAAATCCAGACGCTTCTTTTATCAGGACCTTCATCAAAGATTGAAGGAAGCGATAGTATGGCAATGACACCATATCTCTCAGATAAATGGTGGACAACCGAGGGCAATGGTATAAATTAGAGATAAAAGCGCAAAACATATATTTACGGCAATAATATTAACCTTCGAGAATCTAAGCGCTAATATAAATTAGATCTCTTCTTGTTTCGTAGTAAGAAGAAGAGGTGTAATGGCAGGTGGCGGATTATATGTGTTGGTTGCATATGGCTCGCAGAATGTATTATTGAGCGGAAATCCAGATTTCACATATTTTTATACAATCATTAAGAAATATAGTCATTTTTCATTTGAATCGGCGACAATTCCTCTAGAAGGGCCACGTGAATTATTTTTTGATGAGCCGATCCAATTACGTGCGAAAATACAACGCATTGGAGATTTACTATCTGACTTATATTTCACATTTACGCTTCCAGATATTTATAGTAAACATTTCTCAGTAAATTCTTATAGGACACAACAATATAATTTTAAATGGGTTAGAAATATTGGAGCTCAAATAATTCAGAGTGCAATATTTCTAATTGGGGGAACTCAGGTCCAGGAGTTTGATAGTGATTATTTAATCTCAACTGCACATATTGATCAAGATGAAACGCAATACAATAAATGGCAGAAAATTGTTGGAGATATTCCTGAAATATATAATCCAGCAAATGGAAAATACTCCGGCGCTCAAAGTGGGACCTTAGGACGAACTGCTTTATATCCCAATGTTATTATAACAGATTCGACCTCCACATTACAGACAAATTTTCCCTCTATTCCAGCACGTGATATTACAATTCCTCTTTCTTTCTGGTTCTCACAGAATCCTAGTTTAGCATTACCACTTATTTCATTGCAATATCATGAATGCGAAGTTCAACTTATATTAAGACCAATACGAGATTTATATGTATTATCGGATCCAGGTGTTCCTGGTATAAATGTAAGACCAGGCTTTAAAATAAATCCACTAAACAATTCATCAGAAAAACTTTCTGGAAATGTTTCATATACTACTGACAATGACCCTGGTATATTTATTAAAAATTTTTTAACTGATATCGGTTATGATATTCCCTCTTTAAATACGTGGCCTCTAAATCCTAGAATTCAGGCAACATATATTTATCTTACAGATGATGAGCGAAGAACATTTGCAGTAAAACCATTGACGTATATTGTAAAACAAGTAAATAAATATACGTTTGAGAATTTTACAAGTAGACAACTTTTTGATTTATATACGCATAATCCAGTTCCACGTATTATTGTTATACCAAGAAGAACTGATTATCTAAGGAATTTAAATGCCTGGACAAATTTTACAAACTGGTGGCAATATCCCTCTGCTCCATTTATTGAGGGTTCTAATTTAGCACAAACGCCGACTGGATATTCTGGAAAACTTCTGACTGGTTTGCAAGAGGATATTATCAGAAATTTAAAAATATTATGTGATGGCAATGAAATACAGGAAATTAAACCTTTATCGTTTTTTAATGAAATAAGTTCATGGAAATATACTTCGGGAATTGTTCCACCTGGCCTTGCTATTTACAGTTTTGCTCTCGATACAAGTAAATGGATGAAACCTAGTGGATCATTAAATACTAGCCGCGTTAAGAATTTTCAAATAGATATTGAACCATGGCCTCTTGTTACCGATTCAAAATATGCTTTTGATTTCAATGTATATGTGGAAAGTATAAATTTTTTGGTTGTGGAAGGTGGTATGGGAGGAATGAAATACGCTATTTAGTTTGTTCACTTATTTATATATGTTTATATATTTTGTGTTTTGTGTTTTGTGTTTTGTGTTTCCGTATTTTTTTGTTATCATAAAGTTATTCTATAATATAGATGACACTCTTTGAAGGGTTCAATGTATTTAATTATATTTCTGGATTTATATCAAAAACTCCCGAGATATCTAAATCCGCAACTTCAGAAGATAAACCTTCCGAAGTTCCTGTTTCAATCACCAAGGAGGACAAAGAGAACAAAGAGAAATCTGAAATAAAAGTCGTAGTTAAAGAACAAGATACTAGTGAAGCCGAAGTAGAGGGATGGAAAAGTAAAAGTAAAAAGAGAAAAATACAATGGTGGTCAAAACTCAAATCAGGTGAAGATAGAGAATTTAATTTTAGTAGAGCTGCTTCAAGAATTGGCGGGGGTCTGATAAATCTTTTAATGCATCCAGGATTGATTATTTTTGGATTTATAATTGCTATTTTTGGTGGAAATTTAGCAAGTAATGAAGGAATGGGGTATTCTTGGCAAGTTCGGTTTGTATTTTTTATTTATGGTATGGTAGTATCTCCTTTTATAATTATTCGCGCTCTATATATTAGATTTTTTGATAAATCACATAAATTTATAAATTATGCATTTTTTCCATTTATTTTAGCCCCACTAATTGAAAAACGTAATGAACTTGAACAGAGATATATTGATGCATATAATCTTACGGTTCAGGCATATAATTCTAGTAAACCTCCTCCTCTCCATCCTGCCGTGATTGCGCCTGATGTACCTGTGCCTGCTGCCCCTGCTGCCCCTGCTGCCCCTGCTGCCCCTGCTGCCCCTGCTGCCCCTGCTGCCCCTGCTGCCCCTGCTGCCCCTGCTGCTCCTGCTGCTGCCACTGCTGCCCCAGGTTAATAGAATGACATTAAACAGTTCGATGGTCTCTGAGCAATTTAAACAAACGGTCGCTATTTATTTTAGAATGAGCCCACTGCTACCTCTTGTAAGTATTGTAACGCCGACATATAATCGCCGACGTTTCATTCCTGCCTTAATTAAAATGATCCAAAGTCAAACGTATCCTATAAACAGAATTGAGTGGTTAATATATGACGACGGCCAAGAGGAGATAAAAGATCTTATTGATGAAGCAAGAGAATTATTACCCAAAACATTTTTCATTTGGTCTGAAGAAAAACTGACAATCGGAGAAAAACGTAATTGTCTGAATGACAGAGCCAGGGGTGAAATTATAGTTGCAATGGACGACGATGATTTCTATTTTCCAGAAAGAGTTTCTGAGGCAGTCTATGCTCTAACGACGAAGAGGGATGGCGTCAAATATGAACTTGCTGGATCAAGCGAGGCATATATGTTCTTCACTGATACAAAGGAAATCTGGAAAGCCGGTCCTTATTTTCATGGTCACGCTACTAATGGGACGATGGCGTGGACGAAGAATTATGCACTAAAACACCGTTATGATGAGACAGTGGCATATGCCGAGGAAAAATCATTCCTGGAAAACTACAAGAATCCTCTTGTTCAATTGAATCCAATGAAAGTCATGCTGGTCATGAGTCACAGCGATAATACTTTCGATAAAACAGAATTAAGAAAAACCGAGAATCCATGGTTAGTAAAGACATCATTGAAGATAAATGATTTTATTGAAGATCCTGAATTACGTGAATTCTTTAATGGGCTCTAATAATATATTTTATATAATAGAATAATAAATATGATAATATATATTATATTTATAATACTATTTATTATTTTAATATATAATTTAACTCGATATTTTATTTTTAAAGAATGCTTTAATAATTATTCTGACAATGATAATAATGATGAATATATAGAAATAAAATATAATATATTAAATGATATACCTAGTAACGAGTTTGATTATTCTGAAAATACAAATACTCCGGAAATAAGTCCATCATTAAAACAGGGTCAGTATCATACATATTCCAACAGTTATTTAATTAAAAAAATTATAGAACAAATGAGTGAATCTTTAGATTATAATGACTTTTTTACTCCAAAGAGTAATAGAAGTATTGAGCCTATAGGGCAAAGAGGACCTAAAGGACCTAAAGGTTCTAAAGGATCTGCTGGGCCTGCTGGACCTGCTGGACCTGCTGGACCTGCTGGACCTGCTGGGCCTGCTGGGCCTGCTGGGCCTGCTGGGCCTGCTGGAGGAGGTTCTGGAGGGGGTGTTGGATCTGCTGGTCCAAAAGGTGAACAAGGTCTAAAAGGTGAACAAGGTCTAAAAGGTGAACAAGGTCCAAAAGGTGAACAAGGTCTAAAAGGTGAACAAGGTCTACAAGGTATACAAGGTCTACAAGGTCAACAAGGTCCAAAAGGTGAACAAGGTCCAAAAGGTGAACAAGGTCCACAAGGTCCACAAGGTCCAGCGGCCCCTGCATCTTCTGGTCCAGCCGGTTGGTGTATAGGAATATTACCTTATAATATACCTGAGATTCTTGTATATGATGATAATACATATAATTCTAAATTATTTACTTTGAATAACGATCAAATGACACAAACAAATATACATGTTAAAGCATTTACAGGAAATAATATTGCAATTGTTCTTGATAAAAATATTAGTAATATGACTAATAAAGATCAAAAGCCAACTATGCAAAAGATATTAAATATATCTTCTTTAAATAAAGATATTAATTATTATGCCATGGCTATATGTGTGAATATAACAGGAAGATTAATTGCTACATATCACGAGATATTTAATAGACTTCCATCGCATTCTAATAATTATAAAAATATGTATTATACTATGGAAGTTGCATACACAAATGTAGGCGGTTTGGGAACTGCGAATTATACTACATCTCTTATTGGACCAGACTTTTTCTTTATATTTTTTAACTCATGTGTCGAATATATGAAGGATAGAACACAATTACCAATTATGCATCATGTTATTCAATATGAAACATTTAGGGCATTTACTTTTCCAAACCAATTTACAACATATTTAGATTATAGGCTTTATGAAATTAACGATAGGAACAATCAAAATCCTATACTACTTCATGATAATTGGGGGTGGGTAAATCAAGGGTTTGTAAATTGTTTTGGATCTTTATTGTTACAAGATTTTACTACTCCATCCCTAAGTTTTTATTATGGTGGAACAGGTTTTGGATTTGATTCTTTCTTTTCATATTTTGAAACTAAATTAGATGAATATATTACAGGAGTAGCACAAAACAAATATACTTGGGCAAATACTATGATGTTTAACCGTTTAATCTGGACTGGTAGAGGAGATTGCGCACAAACTGGATGTGTTGGATTAGATGATTTATATTCGGGATTATTAATAAGATTATTTAAAAATCATGGTAGAAATCCATTTCTAAGGCGTTTTATTAAGGCAATTATGCAATTAGGAACTCCAAGATATGCATTAACATTAATAAATGATCCAAATCCTTCTAAATATGTAGATTCATTAACAGTAAATAGAACACCTCATCCTAATTATAAAGTTTTTAATATAGAAAATGATTCAAAACTAACAATGCAGACTGCAGCTGAAAATTATTATATCGCAGCATCATATGGTGCAAATAGTGATTTATTTAATTATTTTGTTCAAACATTGGGGGCTCCTATACGCCAAGAGGCACGACAATACGCAATACAATTAATGCAAAATAATCCATAATTTTTAGAGAGTTTATTGTAGATACTATAATTAGAGTTTAAAAACACACCCATAAAGATTTATAGTATGATTCCAAAAATAATACATCAAACTTATAAAGAAGTGGAAAATTTACCACCTGTTTATAAGAAATGTCAATTAAAAGTCAAACAATTGCATAAAGATTGGGAATATAGATTTTGGACAGATAATGATATGTATACTGAAATTAAAGAATCATTCCCAGAGTTGTATTCGGTCTTTATGAAATTACCAAGAAAAATTCTTCAAATTGATATTTTTCGTTATTGCTTAATGTGGAAATATGGCGGACTTTATTGTGATTTAGATTATCTTTTTAGAAAACCATTTGATTTAAATGCAAATAAATTAGTATTACCTATCTCACGTTCATTAAATTCATCAGGTCAGTTAAGATTTGGAAATAGTATTTTTGCTAGTATTCCTCATCATCCCTTCTGGAAATTATTAATTGACGATATAATTAATAATCCTCAACATTTAAATGCAAATACTGATTCGGATGTTATGGATTCTGAATTTGGAACTGGGCCTGGATTTGTCACACATATGTATTACACATGTTCTGATGAAATAAGATATACTATTACAACTCCTCTTAAGATACAATTTCATCCACCTGCAAAATCAAAAGAATCTGAACTCAAAAAGAATAATTCGTATGGTGTTCATTTATGTGAAAGTCTTTGGACAAATAATCGTCTTTA